TTGTTTGGATCTGTGAACTCCTGCTTTGGAGCCCCACCAGTCTTCATGAGAGCCTCGAACTCAGCGGCCCGCTCCTCATCGGAAAGGGTCTCTGCCTTAGCTGCCCACTGGACATAGGTTGGGTATTCCTTGGCTAGTCGCTCACGCTTCTCGGACTCCCGAGTAGCCTTAAGTTCGTTCTCCAAAGTGGTGATGCGTCGCTGCGCACGTTCAAACTCTGTGAGGCTTGCCTCCTCCATCTGGAGCTTCCAAGTCTGAACCTTTTCGTATTCAGCCTTGATCTCATCCAGCTGCTTCTTGGTAGCCGTCAGAGCCTGGTCCTTACCAGCGAGACGCTTCTTCCAAGTGGTGATGTCGTTATCCTGGTCAGTGGCAGGCTCTACCTGCGACTGGTCCTGGTCGTTCAGCACGACTTCGTCGGTCACTTTGACCTCCTTTTAATCCAAGCTCGAAGGGAATGCAGACGGAACCCGTCTGATAGGCTTCGGGCTATTATCTTCAAATGCTTGTCCGATTCCCTTCATTGCGAAAGGAACCGTAGTGAATGGTCCAAAGTCAGAGAATCTGCTTAGGGTGTCATCAATGAGGATGTTCTCTAGGGTGATGTCCTTATCCGTCATGATGCGCTTGTAGACGTTTCTCGCCCATACTGGCGGAACGACCGACAGATCCCACGGCACACCAGGGAATAGCATCGTGGCCATGTACATCATCTCTGGCTTTGCCTCGAGCGCACGGCGGAACGATGGGTCCTCTTCAAGCTGGGCCTCTACGTAATCACGAACGTTCATGTATGCAGAGTATCCAGCCCCAGGAGCCTTGACGCCAAAGCCACCCTTGAAGAGCAGTTGGTAGAACTCAGGAAGGATCTTCTTGAACATGTAGCTATATGGGTAGAAGCCAAGCATCGGATGGTTGATAGTGCGCTCAAAGAACGAACGCTGCGAAGCGTAGTACGTTGTCTTGTTCGCTTGCTCGAGAGCCTTGGTGTATGCGTACTGGAACGCATTGTACACAGTCTCTTCTGCGCTGCGGTTAGAGATGATCTCTAGGCTGTTCTCTTGGAACACCTTGATCAAGCTTGGGTCAGCTGCGATCTCTGCGCGCATGGCGTTGCTCACGGCTTCTGAGAATGCTCGGCCTTCTGTGAACATGTTGGCACCACCGCTCTTTGCGGCGTCCATAGATCTATTCACAGCATCGATAACGTTCTGAGCCTCGGTCGAGAAGCCCTTGCCGACTAGCAAGGTCTGAACTACCATGTCTCCAAGGTCTGTCATTGCCTCAGGGTTGATCATGCCAGATGCGCTGGCCAGTGTCCTAAGAGCTGACTGCTTGTGGATCAACTCAATGCTTTGCACATCAAGTCTATTTAGTGCTTCGCCCAGCTTATCGGAGGCATCAGCAAGTCCGGCAACAGGAGCAAAGGTACGCATATCATCAGGGACGTATCCCTGCTCCTTGATGGCGTCCTCTAGTCTGATGATTCTCTTGCGAAGAGTTTCAGCAACAGGTAAGATCTCAGTCATGTCGTAACCTGCGTCCTGCAGAGAGATCATGTGCTTGTCCAGCTCAGCTCTCCAGATGTGTGGGTTCTGTGCGTAGTACTCAAAGAGCTCCTCAGGGCCAAGGTTCATACCGCCAAACTGGCCAGCCAGCTCTTCGGACAACCTGCTGTTACCAGTGATTAGCTCCACCTTGGCGGCAAACCGCACGTTGCCTTCTGGGTCAGGGATTCGGTTAAAGCCAACGCCAGCTGGCCTGGATGCCTCAATGTCCGAAAGCACACGCTTGGTGTCCCCTAGTCTCAGTCTATAGTTCACGTAGTTTGTAAAGATAGCGCGAGCGTCTGTTGTCCCATAGTGTGCAGATAGGGCTGACCAGGTGTTGAAGTCCCTGTTTCTCAACGTGTCGGAGAAAGTCTTTGCAGTGAGGTCTAGCGCCAACGCATCCCTATAGGATTCCTTCTTCTGCGCAAGCTTGCCTAAAGATCGACCGGACTTGATGTTCTGCCAAAGTCCGGTGGCTGCCACCACTTCATCGTATCGTCCAGTGGTTGCCTGGGCAATGGCATCGTTTCGGAATACCGCCAAGAAGTTCACGTTGTCTAGATAGTTCTGGGTCTCAGGTCCTACGTCGCTAAGGTTTCTCAGCTGTCCAGCGCTGACGGTTGACACCGAACCATCTTTCGTGATGCTGGCTAGGGTGTCGACGTCAACGCCGCGAGCAGCGTTTAGCGTTGGGCTTTCCAGGTACTCTTGAACAAAGTAGATTGGGTTCAGCTTGAACTTAAGCATTGGGTAGATTCTGTCTGTGTACCCTGCAACCCAAGGAGCCCACACCTTCGCACCGCCGGTGAGGTACTGGGTGCCGCCGATGACGTTCAAATCTCCACGGAAAGCGTACATAACTGCCCGCGTTGGGTCAAATCGCGTTGCACCGTCAGCGGTATTGCGCATGTATGACTGTACAAAGTTATCGTAGGCGCCAACACCTCCGACCCTATCGATGGCGTTCTTGAACGCTGTGTAGTGTTCTGTAGTTTCAAGCCCTCTTGCAGACACGCCCTGAGCAATGCCTCTCTGGACTAGATCGTCAAGTACTGCGTCTACGGCCTCTTCGCCAAGGCCTCCCCTGGCAAGGTATGAAGCCATTCTGCGTCGGATAGATGCAGTGATATACTTCTGCGGGATGTCGCTAAACATTTTAGTACCAAACTCTTGGAGGAAAGTAGCCTTGTACTCCGTATTCGGGACCATCTTCTTGGACACCTTCATGACGCTTTCGCTGGTGTTGTCAACGAAAGGCACGATCTTGTTGGAGAACATCCCTGCCCTTCTGCCGCCCTGGGCAGTAGCTGTCTCTAGGAATGAAGGCTTGTAAATCATGTTGTTTGTCGGGGCGAGGGCAACCCTGTATGCGCCATTGTTGAGGCCTGCGATGAAGTCTCCGTCGTAACCCATAAGGCGAAGAGCCGTTGCAAGTCTGGCGGTCTGCCTGTCGGAAAGCTTCTTAGAGGTAAGGCCTTGATCGATAGCTTCGCGCAGGAACTCGTAGATCTCTTTGTGATTCTTGGTCCCGCCGAATGCCCTGACATCGTCAAGCTCATCTGCTGCGGTCTTAGCCCACATAGCTCGGACATCATCAAGATTGTTTGTGTTGTCGAGCCCATCGATAAGCTTCTTGAGGATCTTAGTGTATCCGCTTGGCGCCTTAGGGTTGCTGGCCATCTTCTGAAGCTGTCTCTTAAGCGCAGCCACGTCCCCGTAGGACCCAGCCCTTCTGGCCACGCTGGAGCTAACATTGTCTTCGATGTTTACTGTCACTAGCCTGGCTTCATCGTCTGCATATCTTGATGTGGATTCTGGAGTTGCCTTCTCCACAAGCATATAGACGTGCCGAAGGGCAGTGGCCGTATCGCTAAACAGGTGGTACTTAGATACGACGTTTACCTTGCCGCCAATCTCAGCAAAGATGTTCTGCAGTTGCTCGAATGACTCCTGTCCAATCTCAGCAATAAGCGTTGGGTCAGCTGCCTGGACTCTGTCGAAGAGTCTGTTCACAGTGCCGGTTACTTCGCTTGCGCCAGAGTATCCAATGGACTGCACAAACAGCATCTCTTCTGCAGCCTGGTCAATGGCCGCCTCGTTCTTTGGAAGTCCGCGCTCGTCATAGAACTTGCCGAATCTCTCTTCAAAGGCTCTCCGCCATCCGTCCGCAACCTCGTCCCACTTCATGCCAAGTGCAATAGTCGCTGACTTAGCGTGCTGCTCAAACATGGTTCTGGCAACCTGCTTATTGCGCACCTCGAACGTTAGCTTTACCATCTGAGCTTTGATCTGATCAACTCCGGCCTGGTGGAACGACTCTACGCCAGACTCTCTGATCTGGGATACAAACGTTTTCTCAAACGCCTGGCCAGCTGGTGCGTCTGGGTTGGCACGTCTAATAGCCTGGATATCACCAATGTTCATCTCGCTCTCGATGTAGTTGGCAAGAGCCTTAATCTGCGGGATTGTTCCTCGACCAGGCGTAAGCGCTGCTGCCTGCTGGTCTACGCTGGAGAGAAACTCGATTCGCTTTGTGAGCTCGTCAAGGTTCGTGGCGTCAAACATGCCAACGATACCAGTATCTCCGCCAACGCTGGCTGCAGCAGAAACGTTTGTTCGCATCTGCTCAATGACTTCTTGTGGGGTGAACTGTACATCAGCGCCCCTTCCGCTAAGAGCGCGAAGGTCTTGCTTAGCGTCAAAGTACGCCTTAGCGATACGCTCAGCTACGTTAGTTGCCCTGAATGTGTTCTTTCCAAGGAAGACGTTCTGCATTCCGATCATTCCGAAGTTGGCAATGGCTCTTCCTACAAGTTCGTTGAACGCTCCGGTTGCCCCGTCTCCGAAGATTCCAGCACCGTATCTAGCCACGCGCTCGTTAAGCCTGACCCCACCAAGCTCTCTCTGCATGAGCATGTGGGCTGGTACAGTGAAGGCAGAAGCTAGGTACTTCATGGGCCCGCTTGCGCCCTCAGTAATCGCCTTCAAGGCGCTGTAAGTTCCGTAGATAATCCCATCGTCGATGGCGTTGGCGTTCTTCATGGCCTCTTCAGCATTGGCAATGATCTTCTTCTGTGCCTGGATGACGACAGGGTCTTTGGCGCCTTCTAGGATCTTCTTGGCCTTAGCAATCTCCGCAGTGGCCTGTCGCCCGATAGAAAGTCTTTGGCTAAGATCCATTCCTCTTGGCTTGTTAAGATAAAGAGCAAGTCTCTCTGTTTGGGTAAGCGGTCCGCCAAATGCTGCGATCTCCGATTCCTTGCCAAATGACGAAGGGGACTTCGGTACAACCTGTGGAACTTCTGGCGCTACAAGTGCGTCGTCGATGGCCTTACGGATCTGGTCCCTAACAGGACCAAACTCCGCGTCTAGTACCGCTTGGTGTCTAGCAGCATCGTCTGTTACCTGCTTAATCCTGGCGGAACCCTCCTCCGCAGTGATCTTTCCGGCATCAACAGATTTTCTAATGGCGGCCACAGCTTCTTCTACGGGGTTTTTCTCACCTGCAAAGAATGTAACAGCGTCTTTCACTTCATCTGAATACCCGCTGCCAGTCTTAAATACAGCCCTAATGATTTGGCTGACAATAGATTCTACATATACCTCATCAATAAATCCGGGCTTTGCAGCGTCTGCTTTCCCTTCAGCTGTTTTAAGTTTCTTGAATACTGTCTTTAGAAGACTTGCAGCTTCAGGTACTTTCTCGACAGCAGCTGGGATAACCTCAACAGCCTCACGTGCTGCAGTTTGAACGACTGCTCTTTCGCCAAGGGCTGCTCGCTGAGCAACTCTCTCTAGATTGGATGAACGCAGAGCTGCTCGTCCAGCGAACTGCGCAGCCTTCCTTGCCCCAACAACTCCGCCAATGATACCGCCGCCAACTGCGCCGATAGGCCCAAGGCCCATGAGCCCAGCTGTAGCTCCGCCAGCTACGCCGCCTGCAACTCCGGTGCCTACGCCAACAATGGGCTTAAGCATACCAACCTTGCCTAGCACGGCAGGAGTGTACGTTAGTGGATCTGTGAGTAGGCTGAATACCAGGTTGGCTTCAGGGGAGTCGCTCCATGCGCGCTGCGTCTTAACCATGTAGCTTAGAATGTCCATCTCGTCAGCGCCTGAGTTAATCATTCTTTGGATGTCTGCAGGCAGGTCTTCCTTGCGTGTAACTGCCTTGCGGAAGAATGCTCCGCCAGTGCTCACAACGTTAGACGCAAGCTGTAGAGCCTCGAGGCCCTTGCCAATCGTCCATCCAACAGGGCTGTCAGCTACCAGCTTTACGGCGTCGCCAAGCAAAGGAAGCTTGCTGCCGATAGAGATACCGGTCTTGATCGTGTCCGTTACCGCGCTGCCCATGGCAGCGAACAGCTGCTCATCAGGTCGCAGATCCTTTACCTTTTGGTCTCCACCAATGTCAAGACCAATCCGAAGATCCCTGGTGCTTACATCGTTACCAGGTAGTCTCTGTGATGGCTGATCAAAGTACAGTGGCATTAAACGGCACCCCCGGTTCCAGGCGGTCTATTTCTAGGAGTAAGCGAGTACGATACCGGCTTGGTCTCCTTCGGCTTGGCGGTAACAGGCTTCGTTTCGGCTGGCTTTGTAGTGCCGACCTTTGGAGTTCCGAAGATATTTGGGATATTCCGGAATACCTCACCTAGGAACCCGAATGGCCCGCCGTCTTCCTTCTTGCCAGATCCTCCACCCATATTCGGAATCGAAGGTCCAGGCCCCGTGCTGGTTGGGATCTCAGGCCTGCGCCCATTGTTTGGCCCGACCTGAGGCTGACGCCATTCAGGCACTGGACCACTTGGGATAGCTGGAGCTGGAGCCGTTGTGCCAGGGACGGTTCCCGCACCAGCTGGGATCTGAGGGGTGATCGTTCCAGTCTTGATGTTAGGGAATAGGTTCTGGATTCTTGCACCGACGTCGCCGTATTTCCCGAACTGCTCAGCCTGAAGGTCCATGTTGTATGTCTTAGGGATTCCAGGAATGCTTGCGTACACGGCCTTGATAAGGTCCTTCTGGGTTACCTGCTCTCCCCTTTCCAATGCGTACGTGCTAGCTAGCTTCAGGATTTCCGATGGGTTCTTGAACGCCTCGTCGATTGCTGACTTAATATTGGTTGGGTCAGTAATGAAGCCAGGGTCCTGCAGGCCGGTTACGCCAGTCTCTGTAATCTGCATGATTCCAGAGCCCTTGCCAGTGGTGGATCTACCAATGAAGTACTCGCTGTCTGGGTTAGTGATGCCTGCAAGGGCTTTGTTGATGTCGATGCCCTCTGCCATCATTCTATCGGTAGACGCAACTCTAATCATGGCTGGCTCTTGCGAGTTAGGTACCATGAAGGTTCTATCGTCAATATCGATACCTCCGACATCGCGCATCCAACGCTTGAACTTGTCGTAAGGAATGATAATGCCATTCGGTGCCTTGCCGTTCGGGCCCTCTAGGCCTCCAACAATGCTAACGTAAATCCCTGCGTTCTTGTCGCCAGGGCCGCCAGTTCTGTAAACATTAATTGTCATGTTAGTATTTGTTGTCGCCCAGTCTGACGCGGCTTGAGACCCTTCGGTGACTTGGCTAATGGTCATAGGTACGCTCAGCCCGCCGTAGGTCTTGCCGCCAACCTTGATCAAGGCTGGCCTCGCAAGTGGATCCGGAGACGAGCCCTCGCTAATAGATACCGTTCCAGTTGAATTGATTACAACTTGTCCACCGGTTGCGAGGATGTGGTTGCTCATGTGAGCGCCGAGAATGATCTTCACCAGGCTCTTTGGCGAGATCGTTGCAGAACCTCCAACAGACGGCATCACAATAGTGGCTGCCTTAGTGGAAGCTGCCTCTTCGATGTTAGCAAATGTGTCTCGTGAGAGACCGTTCTCAAATGCAGTCTTCCATTCTGCTGAGCTGATCACACCGTCAGGTGGGTTGTTGTCTTGGATAAGCTCGCTGCCAAATCCTTCAATGAGCGTGACTGGGATGTCACCCTTGGCAAGTGACTTGAGTAGTGAGTATCCTTCGACGTCGGTGAGCTGGTCGCCAAACTCCTTCATGACTGCAAACACAGCCTCCGGATGTCCGCCTTCGCCAATCTTGGTTGACCCGTCGCTTCTGAAGTACACGCCAGCAGAACTTAGCCCAGTGTACAATGAGTCTAGTGCGCTTACACTGCCGCCAGCGCTGAACGGGATACCGCTTTGGGATACGTACGCTCTTCCAGTTTCGATTTCGCCGTCAAGGTCCCCCTTGATCTTGATCCTGTCTTCCTCAGACAGACCGCCTAGTCCGTTCTCCCTAATGTCGATGAGTTCAGTCTGGCTGTTAACAACGAGAGAGTTGAACTCCGATAGTAGCTGGTCCCCTGCAAATCTCGTGACGTCTCCGTAGAAGCCATCGTACTCTCCGCCTTTGCCGATAGCCGAAGCAAGAGTCTGCATTGTTTCGTAGTAGACAAAGTCACCCTTGGCCTGGCCAAGAAGATAGTTGATCTCTGTCATGTTGATACCGCTGGCATCAGCGTAGGCCTGGAACATAGCTTTAGCCTTTTCGTTTAGCGCAGTCTTGATCGCGTTAAACTTCTTGACCACTGCCTCGGCTGCCTTGCCCTCACCTTCGGTCTTGGCATTTTTCGCGGCCTCAGCCTGAAGCTTAAGAATCCCTCGGTATGCCTCGCTGTCCTTTGTGTACCCAGCGTTTAGCGCTGCCTTAAGCTGACCCTTGAGCCAGTTATTGTACTCGCCTCTGCTCATGCTCTCGTTGTTAACAGCGGCAACCTTGCCGTCGTTCTCGACATTGAAGCCGGCAACGAATACTGCGCCCTTGATCTTGTCAGCCTGAGCGCTATCCCCGTTTTCAAGAAGTGAGGCGATCTCACCGTCTGCCCAGTTGCGGACGTCGGTAAGCTCTACTTCTGCGATCCCCTTGTTGGAGAAGGAAGGCCCAAGAAGCCCAAAGTCGATCTGGGTTCCATTGTTCATTGAGTCAATAACAAGGTTCTGGACATCGCGCTGGTATCTTGAGCGGAATGAGGCTAGCTGCGAGTTTAGTGTTTCGTACTCAGTTGACCCAGGCGGGAACCCGGCAAGCATCTGAGACATGTAAGTCATCACGTACTCGCCGTCTACGTTCTGACCATTGAACTGGCTGGTGTATCTACCATCCTTCATGTTGGTCTCGTAGGAGTTTAGAATGTTCGTAAGCTCGGTACTCATCTGCTCTTTGACCAGCTGGTACACGAGCACAGAAAGGTTCTGAGTTGTGCCTGATCTTCCGAAGCTACCACGTCGGGCCATTATTCATTACCTCCCTGCATTGTTTGAAGCATTGACATTAGATCTGCTCCTCCCTCTTGAGCGTTCTGAGGGAGAGCCTCCTGTGGCGGTACGGCGCCATCGCTTGGAGCGTTAAGCATTGGCATGCCACCCTGTGGTGGGTTCATGCTAGCCATTGCCTCCATGGCGCTTGCCTGCCCGGCCTCTGCCTGCTGCTGGGCCGCTGCTGGCGGCTGCTGCTGCATCTGGCTGAACATCTGGATGAGGGCACCCATCGTCTGTACCGCAGCTGGGTTGAGCGTGGCGTCTGTCTGCTCGTCGCGGATCAGGTCCTTCTCACCCTCTGGGTCGCTTACGCCCATGCGGTCCATGGCACGCTCAGCCGACCAGAGTCGGTTCTGGACCAGGTTGATTGCGGTCTGTGCAAGCTCGATGGTGTCTCGTGGGGTAAGCTCTGGAGGAGTCAGCATGATGGAGTATTCTCCATCGATGACGTTGGCAACTGCCTTATCCTTGTTCTCCCACACGCGTGCGCATACTTCCCATACTTGCTGGATCCAGCTGTATAGGAGCTTGCGCTTTGGTGAGATGCGAGCTTCGTAGTTGGCCATGAGCTGAGCAATAGCGCGGCTTGAGCCAAGTACGCTAGATGGAGCTAGTCCAAGTAGAAGATCGTTCAAGCCAGAGGCGACTGCAAGTTCACGGTCGATACGCTTGTTGTAATCCTCTACTTGGAACTGAGGGATGAATGGGTTGATGGATTCAATGCGGTTCCCGGCCCCAGGGGTAGCGACCTGGTTTGGCTTCGGGATGGCGTTAGCCGGAACCTCATCGGGGGCCTCTACGCCAGTGAGCTGCCACATCTGTCCGCCAACAACGGAATGGATCATCTGCGCCTGCGCAGTGATCTTCTCGTCCTTCTCCCGGAGGAGTTGCTCAATGTCATACAGCTCAGGCTTACCGTAAGGGCTGCCTGGGATCATGCTGTTCCGGAGCATGATGTAAGGGATAATACCCTCAAGCTCAGGGTGCTCGGTGCGCTTCACGACGGTGTTACCGACGATGATGGCGTTGCACACGAGCGGTGGCTTGCCTGGGGTGGTGGGGTGCTTGTACCAGTAGTCCATGATCTCGATCTTCATCTGGTCGTACGCCGTCTGGTAGCGGATCGGATCGCGGTGGTAGCTGTTCAGATAGATGCTGGCGATTGGGTCGTCATGCGTGCTGGAAGAGGTGTATGGGAACCACTGGTTGCCATCTCGTACTGGGATAACGTCAACGCCGTAGTCCTCAAGAACGGCCTGAGGGGATTGACCGTAGCTATAAAGAGCCCAGTCTACACGAGTGTAGTCAGAGCTTCCGTAGCCAACGTAGAGGTTCTCTGGGGTGTCGACGATCTGGATGCGTGGCATCTTCTTGATCGGATCCCAGAAGATTTTGGCAGCTGTGTTGCCGTACAGGGCCTTGAGAAGGGCTGCCTCTTCTAGCTTGAGGTCCATATCATTCGCGTCCCACCATGCGTACATGAGTCGCTCCCTGCGGGAAGCCTGGTTTCTTTCGCCTTCGGTAGGTCCTGTTGGAACATAGTTAATGACAGGAGTTACGGCCTGCAGTGAGGCTGGGATCTGGACGTAGGAGGCGTGCAGGTTGACCGACACGTGCGAGCGTCCTGAGAGCCGTGCGCTTGGGTCCTCTGCCCAGTGATCTGCGCCACCAAGGGTAAAGGTGTTTGGATGGAAGTAGTGGTCGTAGCGTCGGTAGATTGCACGCATGCGGTTCTGTTCAGGCTCGACGAGTTGCTTTCGGTTCATCGCCTCGAGAGCGAGCAAGTAATCTTCGTTCTCCTCAGCTACCTCGCCAAGCTGGTTGAGGCGCTGGCGCTCCAGGGACATGCCCTTCTTCTGCTCGGCGGTGAGAGCCTGCAGTCGGTCGAACTTTGGATTGATCTTAGCAACGCGCATCTTGCCGCCGGAGATGAGGGCGTCATTGATTGTGCGTCCTGAACCAGCCTTCTTCGTGCGACCATTAGCAACAGCGCTGGGGAGTGCGCGTGACTTACGGCCTTTCGTAGCAGCTGGCGTGGCTTCTGTTTTGATTGGTGTGCCAGGAGCAGCAACTGCTGCAGTCTTCTGGCCACGGATCTCCTTGCGGGCGGTCTCGATAGCCTTCTTGATACCCTGGATATTACCCGGAGTGACGACGTTAGGATCAGTCGTGATCATGGAAGGAACTTCCTTCCCATCCACAAATGACCCAGAGGTCATCTTTAGTTTGTCTTTAGGCATTTGCAATCTCCCCAAAATAGCTGAACACAGGCTTCGTCACCGGGTTCGAAGGGTTTCTGGTCGCGTGCCTCACCGACAGCGCCAGTGCCATTACGGCATCAGTTTCCAGCTTCTTGTCATCTAGCTTGTAGCCCAGCAGCTGGCGCCGGAGCTCCATCCAAGCACCCTTACGTGGGAGCTTGAGCTGTTGCCGATCAATCACGGCCTTGAGATCTGCCAGAAGCTCCAGCTTCTTGGCTCTCGTGCCACCGAAGTCATAGTCCCTCAGTGGCTTGATGATGCTGAACTCCTGGCGGAAAAGCTTACCACCGAAGCCAGTCGAGTCAATGGTGCTGGTGCATGCAGCCCCATCCTGGTTGTAGAGCAGGTGCCCCTCTCGCACCATGTTTACCACCGATGGGATTGTCTGCTTGCCAACCTTGCGTCGGCACCGGACACCTACCATCATGTCGCGCTCCGTGTAGTCAATCGTGATTGCCCACGTCGCGTCTGATGAAATGCCAGGGTCTACGCCCTGGGAGTACCTGCGGCCCTTGGTCGGAGCAATCTCCTCTTCGAAGTCCACGAAGCACTTGTCGATCATGTCTGAGTTGAAGTACGCATCTCTAGCCTCGATGAAGTAACCGTCAATGTTCTGCGGTACCAGGTACTCTGCCTGCTGGCGTACGATTGAGTCGAACGTTGCGGCGTCGAGACCGAACCCTACGTTGTCCCTAGTCGAGAGCCGGAAGCTCATGAACTGGTCATCGCGGTCTGGGTTGATTGGGTTTCCCAGCTCCCACAGGTCTGCGTAGTCGTTGATGCCCTCAGTCGGTGTGCCAATGAAGTGCAGCTGTCCACCCGTCGAGAGCCGTCGGAGGTTCAAAACCTCTTGGTAGATCATGAGAAGATGTGGCTCGAAGGCTGCCTCGTCAAACGAGATGCCATTCATGTCCTTGCCCAGGAGAGCCTTGGCCTTGTCCTGAGTGGTGCGGAAGTGGATGTTTGCCCCGCCGAAGATGGGGTCAACCTTGATCCACAGGTACTCACCGCGGTACTTCTTCTCTAGGTTATATACTGGACCGATCTCTTTCACGATTGGGCATCCCCTACCGCGTTGGGCCGGATGGCTTCCTTGAAGAAGCATCGATAGTTCCCTATGCACCAACTCGGCAGTTTCCTGCTGGATACCAATGTGATACCATTCGTAAGGCTCGGTAGTCCAACGTTCGGCATCCTCAATGGACCCAGCGGTCGGGGGACGAAGTCCCAGCTTGTAGGTGGCAGAGTGCAGGACTCCAACCGCCATCCCCAAAGTCTTACCGGCCCGGTTGCCAGCGCTGCACACAGTGGTCAGGTATTTAGGCCTGAACCCTGTCTCATCACGGGCAACCATACCTTCTAACCAGGCCAACTGGCCCGGATTGAGATTGACACCTAGCCAGCGAGAGGTGAAGAAACCGATGTCGGTTCGGCCTCTGGCGAGATCTTGGGCAATCTCAGCATTAATGTTCAAGCAGTTCTTCCTTTGTTTCGAGCGCTAATCGCCTTAGCCTTAGCTTTAGCGTCAGCTTTGCTGCTAGCTCCCCACGCTTGAAGTGAGAGCAGGAGACGCGTCGGTCGCCCCTTAGAGTCTCGCTCCGGCCCGGGCATGTTACCCATGCGGGCCAGGAACGACGCACGACGCGGATTGTCGCCGGCCTTAACCGGCGCCTTGAGCGTGCCCCCCTTGTAGGAAGCACGCCCCTTAGCGTTGAGCCCACCCGCAGGATTCTTACCTTCCTTGCGAGTCCAGGCTGGAGTCTTAGCCACGCTGGGCTACGGTGCGCTGACCGGCTTTGTTGGTACCAAAGAGAGTCTTGCCGCCCTTGGGAAGCTTCTTTCCCTTTGCTGCCTTGCCCTTAGGCTTGGCCTTTCCCTTAGCGCCCTTCTTGGCGTACATATCCATAAGGAACGCTGGCATCTTCTTACCTGGCATTATCTCCCCCTTGATGTTTTAACTGTACGATATCGATAAGGAGCTGAGCTAGCTGGAATCCCAGGAGTTCTCTTCTCCTTAACCCTGTAGGTAATCTTTGATCGATCTGGGTTCGGGTTTGGCTGGCTCTTTGGAGCCTTCTTCTTCCCCAACATTATCGACCACGCGTCCCGCCCTTGGCGAGTCCTTCCTTAGTCTTGCGCAGGATGTAGTCCTTACGTGACTCTCCCTGCTTGGCCTTCTCAGCCGGCATTACAATCTTATCCTTGTAAACCTGGGCTGCAGTTCGCTTTGACTTCTCTGGATGAGCGCCGTCAAACGGCATGTAGTCGAACGACTGCCCAGCCTGTACGTATACTGGACGAGGCTTAGGACTGCCTGGCTTGCCCTTCGGCTTAGTAGGCTTCCCGCCGCCATCGGCCATCTGCGAGGACTTGCGGCCACCGCCACGACCGGAGTCTCGATCAAATCCGGCTTCCTTCTTCACCTTGATTGTACCGTCGGCATAAGTGCTTACGCCGGTGGCGTTGCTCTTCGACTTGCGCTTGTCTTCCTTCAAAGTGCCAAGCGCTACTCGGTAGTTGTCAATCTGTGCCCAGATCTTCCTCTTCTCTTTCCAGTTCTTAAACTTGCCAGTGCTTACATAGTTAACAAGGCGCTGCATATCAGCAAGCATATCCTTGCGAGCTTGGGTTCCGCGAGCCGGAGCTCCGCTGGTATAGCGCTTGCCAGGAGTGCTCTTGCCTGTGTTACCACGGCTTTCGACCTTAGTCGATCCTTCAACGCTTCTGTTTACCTTCTTTGGTGGTGCCATAGTTATTCTCCTTTGTTCCCGAACGCAACATCGTCCGGATTAAGCCAGCGAAGGATTACTGGGAGAACAGCTGCAAGGCCCGCAGCCGCGAGCGAGCGAATGCCGTCGCGGTTAAGGTCGAGAACGCCGTCCCCAAGCACGATCAGCTGGGCGACTACTGCGGCTAGGAACGAGCGCCCCCAGGACGCCAGTACAGCCTTAAGTTCCTTGTTCATTGTCTACCTCCTCTGCGATCAGAGTATATGATCCGCCCCCGAGAATCCCAGCCATTGCGACTGCGAGACCTCGATCTGCGTTCTTTTCCTTTCTTCGGTCCAGCATTTCCTGGGCCCGGAGTCCCTCCGACAGTGTCGGAACTAGATCCCCGTTTTCGACCATCTTGAAGACGTATCCGCTTACAAGCTTGGCCAAGTCGCTATTGGTAGCCTCAATCTGCACTGCCTGCTGCACCTTCTTGGCTACCTGCTTACGAGCATTCATGTGCTCTTCGGTAAGGTGCTGGCGCTTGTGATTTCCTAACGTGATCCTGCTGATGTAGGAGTTCTCTGCCTTTAGCCACAGGCTGATCTTGATGTCGGACATGCCCTCGGTCATCTTTCGGTTGATCACGTCTACCAATGGACTGGCGCACACTGCGCACTTGCTGAGCAACTTCATTACGCAAGGGCCATGGCATTCAGCTGCCAGTAGGAAAGTGATAGGACTAGGCCGTTTGTGGTTTGCGCCGTGCCGTACAGTTTGATTTTTCTTGCGCTCGTTGAGTCTGCAACCCAGGTCTTAGTAAGAGCTACGGTTCCGCCTCGTCCGCTTGTTCCGAAGTTATCTGCGCGGCCATATCCCAAAACGGCGATCTGGTTATTTGAGGAATCGGTAACGTCTACGCGAACAAAAGCATACTGAATAACTGTTGTGTTGAGACTAGCATATCCAGTCATTGTGATTAGGAACTCTTGTCCGACGAAATCTGGGGTAAACGAGATTTCACAGGATGATCCGCCGATTGCATAATAGGTTCCAGCCGTAGTCACCGTAACGCTATTTGCGGACCCGTCATTGCTTGCCGAAGCGTGGTTCCATGCTGACAGCTTAATATAATCAGAGGCGGTAACCTGATTAAATGTGACGTTGCTTCCTGTTTCAACGGCCTGCCCAATCGCAATGCTTGGTGTTGATGCATTGCCAGTGCCGCCAGTTACGGTTACACCCGTTCCGCCAGAAACGGTAGCAGCAAAGTTCCCGCTGGTGATGTTGCTGGTGGAGTGCGTGTGTCCGGAAAGACTTACTGCTGTGCCACCCTGTGATAGTGTTCCAGATGTTACGTCAAGACCGGTTGTGGCAACAGTTGCTCTCTCTGTCCCTCCAATATCAAATGACAACGTGTCGTCAGAGGTAATGTAGTTTTTTCCTGCTTGCCCAACAAGTTCTAGCTCAGCAAATCCCGACCCGCCAGCACTAAGCCCAGCTGTTACGCTTGATGGGCCAACTACCTCAAGTTGATGGGATGGTGCGTTGGTTCCGATACCAAACTTACCAGCGGCAGTAATCCTGACCCGCTCTGCGCCACCTGTTCCAAGCACAAGCGCACCGGCAGTTTCTGCGTTCCACAAATATCCAACATCGGTATCTGCCATAAGCAGGTATAGACCGTCTTCGGTTCCAGATCCAGATGTGGTGTTCAGAAGCTGTAGCTTAGAGTCGGCCTTATTGATTTGAAGGTTATTTGACAGGGACGAATGAGTGTGGGATGCCCCAGGAGCGGCCCAGATTGTATCGTAGTTGGTGCTGCTGTTCTTGGTAAGGATATCGCCAGCGGCACCGCCAGCGGCTACTCCTGGTCCAGTCGCTCCCGTAGCGCCCGTGGCACCCGTAGCACCCGCTGCGCCCGTAGCACCCGTAGCACCAGTAGGACCAGTCGGACCCGTAGGACCAGTGGCTCCAGTAGCACCCGTTGCACCTGTAGGGCCCGCTGGCCCAGTAGGTCCCGCTGGCCCAACTGTACCGCCGCCAACCTCTAGCGCCGTGACCCTGGCCCGGAGCGTTGCTCCCTCGTCGCCATCTAACCACACAAGGGTCGGCTCAACTCCGCCGATGTCCTCGTTGAACTCTTCGTAGTATTCGTCCGGGATCTCGAACACGGTGTTAGCAGGGCCCTCAATGAGCAGCCCGTTCCACCTCAGCGAGATTGGCCTTCCGAACCTGAATCGTGCCATTAAGACTCCTTAATACTTCCTATATATATCCAGGCTTGTCAAGAGCTGTGCACATCTACGCCAGGCAGCAGTCTAGCTACCACGGTGGAGAGTGCATCGGCTGAGCGCTCAATCTCCTTCTCGAAGATGGCTGAAAGGAGGGCGTATGACTCGCTGCCAAGTACGTTAGAGAGGGACTCAACAGTTCGCTCTGGGCCTGCATAGTGGACGTGGAGCAGCTCGTGGGCTACGATCCGGCGCTTCTCCTCTGGGTCTAGCCCCCAGAAGTCGCTGGACACCCGCAGGGTAGCGGTCCATAGGTTGTCTGATACCTCGATATCGGCCCAGTTGTCCTCGTCCGCTGGGTGCCGTGATACCTCTACCTTCCAGTTGGAAAGCCCAAATGCCGGAAGGCACCTGTTGACGTATGACTGAAGATCTTGTGTGTTGAACATTATCCGCCCATCCTCTCTAGCTCAGCTATATCCCTATTAACTACAGGCATGACGTCCCTCACGCCTGGGGTTCTCGTCCTCTGCTCCATGAGCGAGTTGGATCTTGCAATGTTGTTCGGCACTTGGCTGGCTGGTGACTTACCAGTGACCGCTGAGTACAGGTTGTCTGCAATCATGTACCCAGCCGTGCTGCCTGCAAGGCCGCTTACGAACGCACCAGGTCCAGTGAAGAGACCGGCACCCGTACCTGCGATACCGCCGACCACGGAGCCGGTAATGCCAGCAAGCGCCCGAAGCATGTCCCCGCCAGTCGCGTACGCCACGCCCAGGCCCGTAGCAGCTGCTACAGGACCGCCGACCTTAGGCACTGCGCCAAGGGCTTCGAATGCAACCTGGCTTGGTAGTGAGGCAAGAGCAATCTCCTTGGCCTGCTCGTCAGCGCCGAACTGCAGGTACGCAGCCAGTGTACCAGCGATTGTGCCGCCAGCAATACCAGCCTTTGCGCCAGGTGAGAATCTTGGGAGCTTGCTTGATGGTCCGAGAACGTTATTCGACACCATGTCGATCGGTTCTGTGCTGGCTGGACGTGCAGAGTCCCTCTCAAGGCCAAGAGCCTTGTTGCGGAAATCCAGGACGTTAGCGGCTTGTCGTGCGGCCTCGTCCATGTCTAGTTGCTCAGCGTACGTTCCGCCCTGCTTGATTCGCTCAAGCACGGCCTTAAGTGCTCGAGAAGTCCTGTCGTCTCCATCAATATCTTGAAGCTTGAGTGTTCTAACTGGGCCCTTACCTCGTCTGGAAAATGGGCCAGCAAACGTGCCATCTTGCTCAAGTCTTGGCTTCAGCACATACTTCGATCCCTCTGGGGTTTCCACTTTCTTGAACGCGCTTGGGTCAAGGTCGTCCTCAGTGATGAAGCTGCTGTCGATACCTTGCTGGTCTAGATCTGTCTTCATGATCTGGAAGAACCTTGCCCGTACTGCTGCGTCAAGAATGATCTTCATAACCTTAGACCTGTCGTCTCCCTTGACATGGTCCGGTAGCTCGTCAAACAGGCTTCCGGAGATTTCGTCAGCGTCGAATCCTTCGGTGAACACAAGATCGTATGGCTGAGCTCTGGCAAGGTCTTCCGCGCTAGCAACTCCCTCAGCCTGCGATAGTATTTCAGATTCCCTGCGGACTACCTTGATTGCTGAGTCGGCTCCGGCGCTTCGTAGAACAGCCTCAATGTCGTCAGCAGTCAGGAACTGGAGTCTGTTTGCATCGCCTTGCATGGTAGCAAATGGGTCGTCAAACGCCTCGCCACCGGCCTTAACCTTGCCCTCTCTGTCGGTTCCGCCCGGAGCATAAGGGGTAGGTACGAACTTCTGGCCTGGCCGCGTTGGGGATACTGACAGCGAGAACTTTGGCATGCCGGTTTCGCGGTCAATCGTTAGGTAGAATCTTAGCTGCTTCTTCTTGCCTGCGGCCTTATTATGCGTCTTGGCGTATCTGATGATTTGTCGCAGGCCACCAGCCAACCTGCTCGTTCTCATTGTTGACAGTTCTGACACAAACTTCTCCATCTCCTCGACGGTGAATGTAGCGTCAAATGCGCTAGTTCTTCTAGCAGCTGAGTTGTATTGTGGGTTCTTTACCTTAGGCTCTGGGTAGGTCTTATTGCCATTGACGTCAGTGAAATAAACGTCTGGCACCATGACTATGCCGTTGTTGTCAAATACAAAGTTGAGGACTTGGTTGAACTTATTCTCTTTGCCCTTCACCGTTGTAGCGGCAGCAAGTGCACGATTGATAGTCCTCACGAAAGCGTCTCCGTCTCCGTCTGCGGCAACGTGCTCAGAGTAGAGTGCCCACGCCCTGTACGCAAATGCCCTGCGCTCGTCGACGCTCATAGGATCAAGCACGCGGTTAACTCTCGGTGTAGGCTGCTTGGCCACTGTGGCCTCGACAGGCCGTGGTGGAAAGGCTTCCTTGGTTTCCTTGGCCTTAATCTTGCTACGCAGGGATTTAATAGCAGCTTCCTCTTCTACTTTCTCAAGCGCGCTGATAAGGTTATTAAGCCTCTTTTGCCCGGCTTCGTCTAGCGACTTCTTCTTTGCAGAAGCTTTCTTTTTCTGTTCCTCTGTAAAGGATTCCATCGCTTTATTAAACTTTGCATCTAGTTGGTTGTTGCTGCTCTCCTGATCCATGATGGCCCTAACCAGGTCTCTACCCTCTTCGGTCGACCCGGAGACCTTCCTGCCATCTTCAAGGGTGTGCTCCAGAGATTCTCCAACCTCCACTCCGGTATATGGATATGGTTTGGCCTGGCCTTCAGACAAGTTTGCTTCTGCAGCGATTTGTTCAAGCTCGCTCTTGTAGTCTGTGACCGCCTCCGCCGATCCGCCGCCTCTTTCCGCCTCAATAGTACGCTCCTCTGCGGACTCTTCACGTGCAACCATTGATTCGGTGCTGGTCTCGTAGACATTAGGCGTTCGCTCGCGTAGCATTCGTCGTGCTACGCTAAAGGCAAACTCCCTTGCCAGAGCGTCGGAATCGTCAACAATAGGCGTATCCCTGAATGATAGCCTACCCTTCCTGGTAGAAACAAAGTTGTCTTCTACCTCAATATCAGTGTAGACTTGCTTGGTTACCTCGTTTGCTACGTCAACCCTGTCGCCGGTTACTGCAAAGATGTCAAATAGTACAGAGTTTAAAATGGCAGGCTCACGGGTTTGGTACCTGTGCAGAGCAAGCGCCCTTCTATAGCCCAGATCCCTAAGCATCTCTCCCCTAAGCTTGACGACGCCCCTGAGGGCACGCCAACCAATCTGGCCTTCTCGCTCAACAAAGTTGGGGTTAGGTACCATTTGGGAAACGTCACGGGCTCGCACGCGTAGGATGTAGAAGTAATCGGCAACAAGCTGGTCGAGAGCCCTCTGGCTCTCTGGGGTAAGCCCCTCCGGCTTCATGAAGTCTTCCATTGTGAACTCAGGCAGGGCTCTTACGTCGGCTTCGTCCGGGTCGACACCGCCACCCCTAGGCATCAACGCAGCCATTCGCTCTGTAGAACGTGCCTCTGCCACTGACGGGGCAAACGGTGAGTCGCTGTCGTACTCTCCGTGGTCAGCAAACGAGTAATCTCTGCCGAAGTGGTCTACTCTCTCGCCGGCCTCAGTGAAGTTTCTATACGCCTTGTCAGACTCAGACATACTATCATCAACTGGGTCAAGGCCCTGCTCTATGCGCTCCTGGCGGTCTCTTGCACGGCGTTCTGCGCCCTGCAAGAACACAGGCTGCTGTTGGCGGATCTCCATAGCTACAACATCGTCGTAGTTGTCCTCGATTAGGTCGACGCCATCCAGGGTCCTACCTAGCTGGATATCATTGCCAATAACAAACTGAAGTCCGTCGTCAAACTCGATATTGCTTGGGCTATTATCTGTGTAGTCTGCAAAGTCTTCGACACCTGGCGCCATTCTTACTCGCTCTCCAACCGCGACAGTCCTAAACAACCGAATTGTGACAGGCTTTCCTGTTTCGGGGTCGAGCATTGGTGTTCCGTCTTCGTTAGCTAACGACTGGAGGTACGGCTCCTGTACTATCTTGTAGATAAACCCTGGCTCTCGAGTGTATTCAGGGCTGAGCAAGTACATTCCCTGGAACTTACCGCCCTTTGCTGGCTTAAGTGGCGTATCGATCTGCTGATCTGGGTCAAATGTCTCACCAAATCGGGCTGCATCTCTCTGGCTGAGCAGCGTCTGGTCGTTGTGCGCAAAGGTCATGTGCACGACAGGGTCGATATCAATCCTGAAGTACTTAAGTTGGCCAGTAATCGCTGGGTATTCTGCTCTGTCGCCTAGCTTGAATGGCTTGCTGACACGTGAGTTTGGTACATCGTCGACTTCAAGCTCTGATACCTTTTGTGCGAGCTTAAGACCGGTCTCGTCGCCATCCTTAAAGGCGTACATGCCCTTGCCGATGTAGTACGTGACACCATCAATGGTGACTTGGTACTGTCCCTTGCCGGTAACGTCCACAAGGTAGACTTTGCCAAGGGCATTCGATACAGAGTTGTACGTCGAATCTGCAACATCGTCTACAAGTGAGGCATATCTTGTGTACTGAATGAACGCACCAGGTACGATTGCGATCTCGTCTGGGGTACCAGGGGTGATATATGCCGGATGCTTGTCGGCAAGGAGCTTCTTGATGGCTCGCAAGACCTCAACTTCCTTCTTAGGAATACGAGATACCCACTCCACTCGTGCGCTAGAGTCGGCGCTGATGTGCATGCCGATTGTAGCCCTGCTTGTGTTGGTTCTGCCTGTCACTAACTCGTTGACTGAAGCTAGGCCAGCGTATGGATTCTCAAATCCATCGAACTTATCGGTCACCAAGCCGAGCTCGTCTAGCGTCATGTACTGAGGGTGCACCTCTCCGTTTAGGTCAAACGCATACCGGCGATATGGAGTGCCGGCTTTGTAGGTAGCGTGGAGCTGGGCCTCGTCATAAACGTATCTACCGCGCTTTCCGCGCGACTGAGGTGGCTGAGCACCTGCTGCGAGCACAGCCTCTGCAATCTTGTATGGGTCTCTGTCGCCAAGATCAAACGGAAGGACCTGGCTAGGATCGATGTCGGCACGCATTCGGATGTATTCGAAGATAGGATCAATCTGCTCGAGTGCGCGCAGGTAAGGAAGTCCGGAGTATCTGTCGGTTCTAAGCCTGGATGGCAGGGCCTCTCCAGCAAACTCTGAGTCAATGTCCTGCTCAATGCCAGCAAGCAGGCTGGTAACAAGGTACAAACGCTTCGCCACCTCTGGGTGGCTCATCAGCGGACCAAGATCTGCGGCATTCTTCTGGATTCTGGCCAGTACGCGCTTGAGATCGTTGTTTACGCGCTTGATTTTTACCTCTGCAGCCTGGGCGTCTGCGCCAGGGTATGTGTATGCCGGGGCATCTGGGCCAGTCTTGGCAAACGCGCTCAGCGGAATACCAGCATTTTCGAGGATTCTGGTGATCAGGACGTCATTCTCACCCTTTCCAAGCTCAACTGTCTTAGTCAGAAGGCGGTCGCGCATGAATCGGATTGCAGCTTGCACGTCGATTTCGCGCCCCTGCGCTCGTTTAAGCATGCCGACGTTCGGTAGGAACCCTTCGTCGATCATGGTATAGATTTCTTCGCTCACTGGGGCCTGTGCGTCAAGCATCGCAATAACGAGAGCGGCTGAAACAAGCTTGTCTGTTGGAAGGAACGCAATCCTACCAGCCCTGGTAAGGACCTTTGCCTCCTCAGCTTGCATCGCCTGAAGCGCCTGCTGCAGGTTATACCCCTGCGCTGCGCTATCCGTCATGGCAAGTTCTCTAATATTCTGAGCTGCCTTGTCCAGAAGCGATCCCTTCTCACCCTCAGCCTTGGCCATAGTGTTCAGCATGTCCGCAGTCTGCTCTGTTTCTGCTAGGCTTAGCCCATACTGGCCCTTCCTTGAATCGAACGCACGTAGTCGCTCACCTTCTGATGGGTCTGGATTTTGAGCGCGGATGTCTACCAATCTACGCTTAGCTTCTGGGTGTCCCTTACGGTGCTTGCGCCAGGTGTCTGCTGTGCCGCCGTCTCTGGGGGTCTGGGTCTTCATGTTCGGATCAAACGTCATGGCTACCAGGAAGTCGCGTGCGTCGCGTGCAACGAGGCTGTTGCGTGCTTTCATCCCCTCATTGCCCTGTGTACCATCACCGAATGTGACGACAGCCCCACGGTCAATGGCTTCCTGGATCTGCTTCAGAGAGAACCCGGACTCAACCTTAAGGGCCTTGTCGAATAGTGAGTGGTAGTAGTTTGCGGTGCTGCCTGCGGTACCAAAGCCACCGTTCCTAAACGTCAGCTTCCCGTCTGGCCCGACGATGAGCTCTGCCGGAAGGTGCAGCACGAGGCCACCTACCTTGCCGTCAAGGAACAGCTGGACGGCTACGTGGTCAGCCCACGCTGCGCCGCCGGAGATTAGGACGTCGTTTGGCTTGACCGCCCCGCCGATGTACCTGACAAGGAATCGGTAGTCACCTTCTGTTAGTCGTGCCCCATCTCCTCGCCGCCCTGCGGTGCCGATGATGCCCACGTATCTGCCGTCAGTTTCTGGCAGTGTGTACGGCTGGGTCTCACCCTCGATACCAAAGTCACCGTCGGCGGGCGCCGCCGTTGCCTTGATTTGTTCTGGTGTTGCCGTCATGGATGCGAACGCGCTGCTGGCGCCACCGGCAGGATTCGAACCTGCGGCCAAAGGCTTAGAAGTCCCCTGCTCTGTCCCCTGAGCTACGGTGGCATCTGTGGGGGTCGTCGCCGTTACTTGCGTTTCGGGGGTCTCAACCGGGGGCATAGAAGCCTCTGGGAGGCCTGTAGGAGCCACGGAGGGCGTTGTTTCCCCTGGAGGTGGTACCTGAACGTCATCTGGCGCCATACCGATGCTTGTTGCTCGGCTGGCTGGGGCCTCAACTGGGGCCTCTGTAGGGGCGGCCTGGTCGATGGCGGCCTGGGCCTTGGCATTGAGGTCGCCCATGTAGGCCCTGCCGGCGGCCTCACCACGGCGTACCGTAGTGTTGTAGATTCTCTTGGCGTACTCGATTGGGTCGTAACCCTCTGCGGCAGCGAGTTCTTCGATAGGCTTTCTGATTTCCGTGCCAGTGACGCTGTCCTGGAGGATGGCGTCCCCGCCCTCTGAGCCCTTGATGGCGTAGACGGCTGTGATGCGGACCACCGCGGCAGGCTTGCCCTTGACGGTGAGGAGAAGGTTGGCCCCAGGTACAACGCCCTTCTTAGGTGCGTACTGGCGGCTGGTCGAGGTTCGCTCTCCAGCGATAACCTTCTCGATGTTAGAGCGCTTGTCTCCCTTGACGGCTGGCGCAATGGCGACCCCGCCTCGAGCTGTCTTCTCCCCGGCGGTGTAGTTCATCTCCTCCGACGGCATGGAGGCGGAGGAGTCCGGGTCCGGCGCCCCTACGTACTCGTACTCGATGTAGGTCTGGTAGGAGCCTGGGGCCTTCCTTGGCGCAGCTCCTGGCTCAGGGGTAGTACCCCCAGCTGCCGGAGCGGAGGGGGCGGCAGCAGCTGGGGGTGTAGGTGTCTCCGCCTGTGGGCGCGGAGTTTCTTTTACGTTGGCAAAGGAAGCGCTGGCCGTGCCCTTGGAGGGCGCAGCCTTAGCAGGCTTACCTTCGACTTGCTCGTCAACGGTCCTGTTGACTAGGCGGTCGATCTGGGCCTGGATCTCCTTTGGATCTGGAATCTTTGCCATGTTGCCTTTCTGGTGCACCCTCTAAGAGGGTATAGACTATCTATTTATAACCCGTAAAACCGTATTAGAGGGTATATCTATCACCCTCTATTTATATCCAATCGTGTCAAGGGTTTACCAACATTAAGGTTTCTTATCAGATGGGTATGTCCAGTCCGGAGGTTGGGTAACCCCACAACACGAGGCATACCGCAGGAAAGCCCGAGTGGGACCCCTGGTCCAAAATCGGGCAGCCTGCGGGACTGCCCCCCGAAGCGGGCAGCGGAACACAGTATACGCTGGCGGCACGGGGGGGAGAACGGGGCTCGCCTTGTTGAGGGGGCGGATGTACTGCCCCCCGAAGATCGCGGCGTCAAGCGTCGCGGGAAGGAGGAGCCAATGGCTCTAACCAAGATCACGGGCATCGTGCAGGGCGAGCACGATCACCCAAGCGCAGCGCCACGCACTGGCGCACTGGACACGGCAGACATCACCTACGACAAGGGTGGTAATGTGACCTATGCTCAGGTCGTCATCGAAGAGGTGAACGACGAGGGCAAGGTGCACTTCTACCCAGTCATCGCACGCGGTGATGTAGCGGCAGCGCTCGCAGCGGCGCAGTGGACGACGGTCACCATCTTCGCCACAAGCGAGCGGATGAGCGACGGACGCTGGACCAAGCCACGCGTGGTGGAGGTAGCGGCAGCCGACAAGTAAGCCGCAGCCGAGCACGCAACGGAGGGGGATGGCTACGGTCATCCTCCTCCATCTCTTTTTACATCGGGCGGCTAAGATGGCAACCTGGCGATGGTAACATGAATATATCATGGAAGGATACGATGGCATGCACAGTAACAATGTGGAAATGGTGATAAGGCAAAGGGGATGGGGTATGGACGAGAGACAGTGTATTACCCCCTCTCCCTGCTCTCTTGCGGTAGGCCGTTCGGTCTGCCCCCCTAATAGGTTAGGGTCAAGCATAGTTGAAAAGGAGATGACAAGTGAACTGCCCATGGTGTGATCAGCCTAGCGTAATGGGAATGCAAGGCTTCTGCTCAAAGGAATGTATGGATGAAGCAGGAGCTGAGTATGAAAAGTACCTTGATAAGTTCAACGATTACATGGCAGGATATCCGGTAACATTCGAGAAGATCAAGCGTAAGAAGCAGAAGGAGGAGCAATGATCTGCCAAGCAATGGAAGGTAAAAGGCTATGTACCTATGATGGTATACGTACAGTCAAGGGTAATAAGAGGCTATGTATCCTACATATAGACACCTATTACAGGGGTGAACAGATCAAGTGGGCGCCTAAGCGCCTACTATCCTATGAGATTGAGCGCCGAGCGCTGGCAGCAGCTGAGCGCAGTCGCCTCAATAGATTGAATGAGGACTACTATGTGCGTAACATTCGGTGAGTTCCACTTCATATCAGGTGCGCTGGCAGGCGTAGTTGTAACAATCATAGCCCTATGGTATATGGGCAGAGAGGAGGTACGATAATGGATCTTGCAGCATTTCTATGGACTATCATTGCATCCATTATTGGCACGGTCATGGGCTTGACGCTCATGATCCTAGCCGATAAAGCATTTAGCATTTGGAACTAGGAGGGTATATGCCAAGTAAGCATGTGTTTAACAATGCAGTTAGCAAGGCTATAGAGTACACAATGCTAGCTACCCGCAAGAGTACATGTTGCGAGCCATACGATTGCATGCATCATGAACTATGCGGAGAAGAATGGTATGGATCATGCGGTCTATGCGTAGACATTGAGGCAGCGTACAATGAGCTGATGAGATACGCTCGCAAGCGCAATGTAAGCCTGAGCAAAGTATGGATTGCAGAGAATGAATGGACTGAACAGGATAGGCTAGAGTATTACAGACATACTAGGTACAATGACAATGCCCCATCACATTGGAGTGATGGAGGCAAGTACGAGTAACAATGAGGGGCTGCGCAAGGTAGGTGAAGCCAAGCGCAGCCCCTCATTTTATAGCAATAGAGAGCGGAGATGGCAGCCTGACGATGGCAATACGATGGCCCCTCCCTGCGCTCTCTTCGGAGGCGGCGCGGGTCTGCCCCCCGAAGAATATATCCCGCAAGGAGGTAACATGGAAGACAACAGGGTCAAGGTAGACCTACAGTTTGGTTTCAATCCAGACCAGGCTGAAGAAGCATTAGCCATCCTGATCTCAGGAAGGTTTATGTTTGAAGCATTTCAAGAGCAGCGAGCACGGTTTCGCAGCAACTATCCTGAAGTGTTCTCAAAGTCAGAGGAGTTGATGATTGCTGATGGTGCAACGCCAGATCAGGCAGCCAAGAGTACACTCGATGCACTCGAACAGTACTTTGATCTGCTTGGCAAGATGTTGTATATGCTAGGCTATGAGTTGGCTGAAGAGATGGCCGTACCATATCCAACAAACGATGAGCTTGACAAGCATCGTGAGGTAAGTGATACACCAATGAGCGAAGAGGAGGTGATGAGTGAACTAACACGCATTATGAATATCAATAACTAAAGGAGTGATTATGGTAAACGATATGGTATTTGAACCAGACGACGTAAGTTGCAGCGGTGATGATCACCGTGCAATGATCGAAGTCGTGACATTTACTGAGGTTCCTGACAGTCACTTCTCAACCTATGTTAATGGTAACATTGACAAAGTTGTAAGTGAAGTCAAGAAGCTCAAGGAATCAGCATCACCAAGCACATCATTGTATGTGTCGTGGTGCTGCAAGCAATGTGAGGAGGCAGCTAATGGCTGACATTAATAGCATTAGGGAAGGACTAGAGAGCGTCCAGTCTAGCGTTGACAGTGCAAGCTGGAGCGCAGATCAGGCAGCAGACAATGCGAAGGATGCTGTCTCAGAACTTGATGATGTCAAGGGAACCCTAGCCAATCTAATCGATGAGGTAGATGAACTTGTCGGATATAGCAAGCACGATGTTGACCAGGCCATGCGCCATGTCAAGTTTGTTAGCAAGCTATACGACATGTATCTCAATCGTCTTGACAATCTGATTGATGGCAACAATCAGTATGATGACAAGATGAAGTTTGTAAACCTCATCGCACTGCTAGAAGTGGTAGTGGAATCTGAGAACGGACAGTTGTCATTCGACAACAACTATAAGCTTGAGTCATTCTATGATGACAAGTCAGGCTTTGGTTATAAGGTAGTAAAGAAGGAGGTCTCAAATGGCTAAGAAGACTAACGAGTGCGGAGCACCTAAGCTCAAGGACCTACCAGCTGAGTTCAATCAGCAGGTTAGCATCGAAGTACCAAGCGCATCTATCATTGGCTTGATCATGCAAGCATCATTGCCTGAACTAGCCAAGCGTGTTGCCAAGGGTAATAGTTATAGCAACAGTGTCTCTGGGAATATCAAGGCACTGAATATTGCTACATCTCTTGACATGAAGGTCTCAGATATCAATGATGCATGGGATGGTTATCATGGATTCAATACAGTTCTGAGCGATGAAGGATTGCTGCGTGAGTGGCGAACTCAGAAGCCAGGCTGTGACTTTACCGAGCGCGCAGACACTGCCGATCTGTATGAATCCACAGTAGCAGAAGTCCACATCACCTTCAGCAAGAAGTTGAAGGACAAGAAGTTCTTGGCATCAAAGGGTGTCAAGTAATAGCTAAGTAGGGTGCAGCCGGATGGGTTAGAGGTGTGGTTCACCACCCATCCGGCACACGCTACGGAAGGAGTAGTTATGTGCGACAAGTCATACAATGGATGGACTAACTGGGAGACATGGAACACAGCACTATGGATTGGAGAAGTGGACGGCATGGGCGATGCCATCTATGAACAAGCACTAAAGGAACTTGAAGATGCGACAGACGATGAGAAGGTAGATACAGATCAAGCTAAGTATGCATTGTCTAAGTGGCTTGAAGATTATACAGAAGAGATGTTCTTCGGACACATTGACCGAGACGAACTGCATGGCCCAGCATCAGACGCGATCTTCATTGGTTACCTGCCGATGGTAGATTGGTATCAAATCGCTAAGCATTATGTGCATGACGCACAGGAGGGACTATGAACACAGCTATTGAAGGTGGCAAGACAGAGTCTGGTATCCAGTGGGAGACCCATGTAGATTATGACTACGATACAACAGATATTCGTAGCGATTTCTACATCATTGGTACCAGAGGCACCGGCAGGCACATCGCAGTTGATGAAGTCTGCGATGGAATGGATGAGTTCGATGCTGCTCTCAAGGCAGAGAGCATCGTGTACTACCAGCCGCTGTTCATGCTGGCACACAGTGGTGTCAGCGTCAGCCTTGGTGGATACAATGATCCATGGGATAGCGGGCAGTGTGGATTCGCATGCATCACTCGCAAGATCGCAGACGAATGGAGTCTACTACCACATCAGTACGAGGGATTCCTTCGTGATGCGGTAGAAAACTTCGACGCGTACCTCAGGGGTGAGGTCTTCCGATTCGACATCTATACAGAGAACAAGTGCAAAGAGTGCGGATGCACTAGCACTGAGACACTGGATGGATGCGGAGGGTATGTGTACCCAGGTGGGTATGCTAAGTTCTTTGAGGAAGTAGTAGAGCCAGCCATTGCTGAATGCGAGCGCAAGCTAGCTGAGGCTGAGCATCAAGCAGAGAAGGGAGTCAAGTCAGATGATTAATAGTAGAGATGTAGCAATGGCAATGATAATCATTTGCCCTAACTGCAATAGGGTATTTGATATGCTCGATGAAGAGCAGTCGCAAGAGTGGACATACGGCCACGACTGCTTCTTAGAGGAGGAGTGATATGACTAGACGCGTATGTTGGGAGTGTGACCAAGCGCTACCAGAGTATGACGAAGGTCACATCGTTGTTGACTTTTCTGAATCAGAAGAAGACTGGAAGATATATTGTGAAGATTGTTGGCAAAGAATGTTGAAAGATAAGGAGGGATGATATGGTAAACTTTGACGCAATGCGCCAGCTCGAAGACGAGCAACGTGCTAAACACATTGACGCAGAGACAGCGTACATCATGAAGGAGATGATTGATCCACTGATTGGATGCACAGTAGTAAGTGGGTTGGTAGATGGCAATGACCTGGATGGCACGCCATTGTTCAGCAACCCATTCCCTACCATCACATTCAAGAAGCCGGATGGTACACTCATCGTCATGCTGGTATCAGCGGACGACGAGTGCAACGAAGGCGGACGCCTTATCCAGATAGTATAGGAGGTAGCATGAAGATACTAGACATAGAGCTAAGCGACAAAGAGGTAGTCAGCATCTACACCACAGCACTAGAAGGTGGCATTGGATACTGGGCTATAGCAGACGAGTACAAGTGGCAGTACTTGTACGAGGACTGGGAGAATGACATCGTTCATCCTCTTGAACCCGACCAAGTACTAGTAGTTCTATCAGATACAGAAGACGATGACTTCAAAGATGAGCAGCTAACACCGGCTAAGATCAGAGCTGGTGTCAAGTTGCTCATCGAGAAGTATCCTCACATGTATCAGATCATTAACGATAATGAGTTCCATGTGGATGCAGATGGAGCTGATGCAGTAGTACAGCTGGGACTATTCGGTGAGATAGTCTACGGCTGATTAGATACGCCATGGTAGATGAGTCCTTCCCATCTACCATGGCACTTTTTTTATTTTATCGCAGCACCGAACGCCCCAGACCTGACGATGGCGAGGCTAGTTGGAGTACTCTTTCTTCTTCGAGCCACGCTCGGTGATAGCTGCGCCTGCCTTCTTACCTGGCGGGGGCGGCACGATTAAATCTTCTGCCCCTGGTACCCCTTCGTTAATCATCATCCGGCGTAGGCCTTGCAATGATTCCGACCAGCCCTCGTCATACCCTGCGTCGAAGGCATCCTGTATAAGCTCAGAGATACTCTCGATTGCGTGGTCGCAAAGGTCGAAGCATCCGCAGTCGATAGAAAGTTGCAACGGTTTGGTTACTGACATGTCACCCCCTAAAGCTTGCGGTCGACTTGACGAACTCAAGATCACACACACCGGTCGGACCATTGCGGTGCTTGGCAATCTTGCAGCTGACTACCTCAGACTGCTTGGTGAAGTCGGGTTGTTCCTTGCGCCAGAGCATGAGCACCATGTCTGCGTCCTGCTCGATGGCACCGGAGTCACGCAAGTCGGAGAGCCGGGGCTCGCCGGTATCACGGTACTCACTCATGCGGCTGAGCTGGGACAGCGCAATGATCGGCACGTCCAGCTCACGAGCGATGCCCTTGAGTGCACGGCTGATGTCGGCTACCTCGTTGACCCTGTTCTGATCCTTGCCGCTGCGGTCAGGGACCATGAGCTGCAGGTAGTCGACGATGATCAGGTCAACGCCACGCTCAGCTGCAATCTTGCGGCACTTCGACCGCATCACAGATGGGCTAGCAGTTGGCGAGTCATCAACGTAGATGCCTAGCTTCGACACCGTAGTGGCCCAGTCCTCCAGGTCGCTGAGCTGCACCATGTCTAGCCCACCGTTGCGGATAGCAGCGAGCGGGATACCTGACGCTGACGACAGGAGCCGTGCGCCCACCTGCTCAGCGCTCATCTCGATGGAGAAGATAGCCACCTTCTTGCCTGAGATGGCAGCCGACAGCGCCATGCTGGTAGCCAATGCCGTCTTGCCCACGCTTGGGCGTGCGGCGAGGATGACTAGGTCAGACTTCTGCCAGCCACCAGTGATGGCGTCGATCTGGCTGATGCCTGAGCGTACGCCTGGGCGTAGCCCGTCGATGACGATGGACTTCACCCTACCCTTGGTCATGTTCATCAGGTCAAGCGCATCGTTCCACCGTGCAGCCCGGCGCTTGTTGCCGATGCGGAAGAGGATCTTCTCCGCCTCATCAATGGCAGTAGCTGGGTCTTCCGGCATCTTGTATGCGCTCTCGACAATCTCAGTGCCTGCCTTGACCAGGCCACGCAGCACAGCCATGCGCTCTACGATCTCGTAGTAGCTATGCGCATGGATAGACGTAGGCACGCCATCAGTAAGCTCAGCTAGGTACAGCATCGGCACCGAAGATGTGGCCAGTGCATTGGACACAGTAACGATGTCGACGGCAGCTCCAGACGTGTGAACATCTACGATGGCACGCGCAATCTTAACGTGGCGTGGATCGTAGAAGTCGTCCGGCGCTAGCTCGAACTCAGAAAGCACAGCCTGGTCGATAAGGATCGACCCTAGTAACGAGCGCTCTGCCTCAATAGAGTGCGGGGTTTGATGCATAGATTACCTCCTTGTCTAGTACTGTCGTGCCGCATGTCTCCTCAAAGATATCGCCGTGCACTATCTCTATCTTACTCTCAATCTCTACGCAGCCCCATGCGTCACAGCTGTAGCATCCAACCGACGTGGCCTGACGGCTATCAGCTACCAGCTTGGGCTCGTGCCCAAGCGTAAGGGCGAACCTGATGGCAGCTGCCTCGAGCTTGCCAATCCTTGTCCTCTCCCGGAAGTACTTATCCCTGTTGCTCATCGTCCGCCTCCTTAACTCTATCCCACATGTAGCACGGCTTCATGGTGCCGGCGTCAATCTGCTTGCGGTACTTGCCGCAGATGGGGCACTCGCCCACTCCGATGTCAGCGTCCTCCGTATCGTACATCAAGAACCCTCCTAACTGTAACCAGCACACTGCCTGTTGCCAACGTGGACAGTCGCATGAATGCTGCCGGCGACAAGTCTATCATATGTTTCGTCTTCTTGCTGCAGAGGCAGTCGCGTACCGTGACGACGACACATCGGCCAGGGTATTTGACCCTGCACACCTCTACCTTGTAGGGCTTGTCGCGGAACTTGAACCCCGGCACAGCTGCGTACCAGATAAGTTCGCCCCCACGCCCACCCTCAGAGATGGGGACGTAGGGGCTACAGGTATTGCGATACCCACCGTAGCAACCCTTAGGGCCGCCCGGTGTGGTATCGCCATACCAGGAGGCTAGGCCAGTCTGAACTCCCGTAGTTTGAAAGGCCATCGCCACTGCTAATACTAAGCTAATCATTTAGATCCTCCGTACTGCGACCGTTGAGGATGGAGTTCATCCTGCATACGTCACACGTACGGTAATCTAGATGCTCATGCTTTGTCAAGGGGTCCTTTTTCTCGAGGCCACCCAGTGACTCATACTCAATGCCAAACCTTCGGCAATACTCGCGGATGCCAATACCCATACGCTTAGCATCCTCCTTAAAGAAATCAGCCGCGTCCTGATCTTGCTTCTTGGTCACGCCACTTCTCCGCCAGATCTAATGCTAGCGCTCGAGCTGACTCCGGACCAAGCAAGTCAGTACCTTCCGCCAGGACAGAAGCCAATGGGGTGCTCTTGTCATGGTGGGCAACGTGTGCCTTCCATCCACCGTTACTGTAGATGACAGTGATGGATGCCGCCCTCTTGCCGTTGATCAAGACAGGCATTACTTCAATCTCAGGAAGGGACATTGTCTTCCTCCCTCGATACCTTGCTCCACTTCCCCTGCCCAAGGGCAATGAGGATGGCAGCATAGTTGATTGTGTCGATCAGTGCATCGTGCACCTCAGCGTTGTACCAGTTCTCGTCGACGACCAGCTGGCCCTTCTCAATCTTTCCATTGAGGGCATTGGCAATGCGGCCAACCTTGTCCATAGCCATGCGTGAGAACACGCCGACCGGGCCCAGGTTCTCTACGTTGACAGGACCATACGATGCCTGGCGTAGAACCATGATGCCATGTGCCTCAGAGAATAGATCGCGGAAGTAATGGCTGAACGCCTCCGGAACCCGGTTACTTCCTGGTTGCGACATAGATGAGGATCGCTGTACTGATTGCTTGAGCAGGTCGATCGAAGCCGATTGCAAGTCCCGCTGCTGCCGCAACCAGAGCTGGTCGTGTGCTGCTTGAGCTTGCTGCTGCCTTCGCCACCCGTGTAAGTCTCGCAATGCCTTGAAATTTTTCTTCTTCTCCATCAGGTGTTGTCGCCATTGGCGCCCTCCTTAGCTAGAATGTTTGCCGCACTTGCTGCAATGTTGTCGGCATCTGGTACCTCCAACTCCTTGAGCCGTGTGCGAATAAGCTCAAAGACCTTTGCCCATGCAACTGCAAGTTCAAAGGTACTAACTTTCTTCCGTGGTCTCTGCATTGTCGCCTCCAATCAAGTTGAGGAAGTCGGTCTCCTCAATGATAACTACTACCCTCCGCTTAGCCCCTGAGCCAGGAGCATCACCAACTACGAGGAGCGGAACCTGATCCGCCTTACGAGGTACTGCTTGTAACCATCGCCAGAACTTCTCGCTAAACATCTGACCGCACTTGGCCTGGATGTTGAACTGCCCGGCAGCTACATCCTCTGGCCCACCGTACTGGCCAACCCGCTTACCGCCAAACTTCTTGGCGACCTCCCGCTCGAAGGCATTACCCCTCGAGCGGTTGAGTCTACCCCTACGTGAGGCATCACTCACTTAGGACCTCCCCCACTAGGTTATCGTACGTGTCCTCCAGGAACACGGGCATGCCACGCCCGATGTACGCACCTGCAATGTTGTAGTCAAAGTACTCAACAGCATCGTCATACGCAGACTGAGCAAGCTCAGCTCGCTCCTCGTCTGACGTGTTGACCCTGTTGTTGATCTCCTTGACAATGTCATTGGCAATCGTTTCGATGATCGCCTTCTTGCTGTAGATGAAGATGAACACCTGCCCACCCTCAGTGAACTGTTGGCCTACGCCAATGACGCAATCGTCAAAGCCGTCAGCCTTCCAGGCCTCGATGCTATCTACCAGCTTCATGGAAAGCTCTCGCCTACCCATTCTTCTTGGCTCGCAGTGGACCGTACTGTAGCGGCGCAATGTCAGACACCAGCATGGTGAAGTACATCTTGCCGTTATACTCGCGGTCCTCGTTCAGCTTGCCCACAACGTGGACGTTTGGGCGTGGGTCCTTCTCCTGCGAGATGGCCCAGTCGTACACCTTGCCGACATGTGCCTCGGCTTCAGCGTCGAAGAACCGGAGAGTCACGTAAGCGTAGCGGTCAGGTGCCGGATTGCTCCGGTCGCTGTCTGCCCACTCCTCGTAAGCTGCGGTCTGCATCGTGCCATAGACCTCGAGATAGTTGTTACCATTCTTTGATACCTTGTTGACTGGCGTCTTCTTGTCGCTCAGCCAGATGTCTAGTCTTGCCATCAGAACTTAAACTCCTCTCCTACTACATCAGCCTTCTTCTTGGCAGGCTGTTGAACCACCCCGTTGAAGAGATCCTTAGCCTTAGCGGCGATGACCTCATCATCAGTCTTGCCGTCTGCCTCAGGGTCATCACCTGTTGGGATGAGGAACCCAGTGAGCAGCGCGTACTTGAGTGCGCCGGTAGCTGCCTTATACGCAGCCTTGTCGCCGCTGTCCGCCCCTGTGCCGATGGACTGGAACGAGATAGTCTCGCCGGTCTCACCGTCAGTCAGCGTCCAAGTGAAGCGAAGGGTGAGCAGCGCCTGCTTACCAGATGGGGTCAGCCCCTCGCTAATCACGTCGATGTTGGTCGGGGTCATGGACACGCCGAGCTTGCTCAGCTCAGCACGTACCTTGTCCGCAACGGCAGAAGCCTGTACGAACTTGTACCCCTGGGCGCTGTTCGTGCCGCCCTTCTGCACGTAGCCAACGGCCTCCATGACCTTGGCAATCTTCGTAGCTAGTGCGCTCTTCATGTTACCCCCTGCACTTGGTGAGCCACTGGCACCCGCCACATGGCCACATCTTTTGTGGGCTCTTGCCCTCCGGCACTGGGAGCTGGAACGGAATACGCCCCTGCTCCTTAAACTTATTGCCGACCTCGAGAACCCTGATGGCCCTATCATACCAGTCCCTGTCAATAGTGTACTCACTAATCAGGAAGTCATCCTTGCTGACGTACACCACACGGGCAGCGACCTTAATGCTAGGGTCGAGCGTGCGCTCAAGGGACACAGCATAGCTGGCAGCCTGGATGGCGTGCTCTGGCTTCGGCCCCTTTAGATACTTAAACCCGTTAGAGTTCATGGACTTCATCTCGATGACCTCGAGCTGGTCAGTGTCGGCCCACTGTACTAGGTGGTCGATGTTTCCAGAGAAGTTGTACTCCGGCATCTCGACTGGCACCTCCGACTTGAACACAGAGAACTGACCGGAAGCCCTAAGGTTCCGCTCGAATGCCTCTGCGATGACGTGGCCCTGTTCGAAGATGCGGTACAGCCGATCCTCGAATGGGTTGGTTACAGGTTCGCCGGTCGCCTCGTAGTACTGCTGACGCAGGCACGAGCCCAGCTTGCTGCCACGAAAGAACGTACCGGAAGGACGATCCTTACGGTTAGCTTTCAACCCCAGGTCGAACGCCTTAGCTATTGTGTTCATAGCTCCTCCTAAAACTAAAAGACCCCCAGTGGGTCCGTCCACTGGGGATCTTAGTACACCCCTAAAGGGATGTCAAGCGTTACTTCTTACGTGCGATCAGGCAGCGCTTGTGCGGCGCATCCCCCTTCGAGCTGGCGATCTGCTTGAGCTCAGCCCAGGTAACAGGGACGCCGTACGTCTCCTTGCCGGTGCCGCTCATCGTTGGGTCCGCCCACTCCAGGCCGTCAGCCGTAAGCGCAGCGCAGGTCATGTGACCATAGGTCTTACCAGGCTTACGCTTCTGGTGACCCTTGTGCCAAGCGCTCATTGTGATAACGGGATAGTTAGAAGCCTGCTCAACGTTGATCAGGACAACAGCCCCGCCCTTTACGGCGTTGACTACGGACACCCAGTCCTTGGGGTACGTCACCTTAAGGCCAGCCAATGGGCCAGCCTTAACCAGCTGGTACAATGAAGTTGGATCAGGAAGACCATCGCGGTCCTTACGCCCAACTTTCTCGCCCCACTCCACGCCGTCGAGCGATGTGAACTTAGAGCCGGTGAGGTGGTTAGCTGCGCAGGCTAGCGTAGCCCAAGCGCAGTCATCCATCCAGTTGTCTGCAACCGTCTTTGTCTTCTTGCCCTCGATGTTATCTGTTTGCGTTACGATCTTTAGCTTGCTCATAGTTTCCCTTTCTCTAGAATCAACCGTGCGATATCTGCCAGAGCTGGCGGCTTACCCTTACCAGCGTAGACAGAATCGTACGGTACCTCCCACTGGTTGAGCAGGTTGACCATTTCATTCTCTCGCTCGATGCGATCCTGCCAGTTCTCCCAGGACCTGGCTGAGTGGACAAGGATCCTGTACCCCTGCTCTCGCAGCATGTGCAGCGCCTCTACGCAATCCTTCGCAGGAACCAAAGTGCCGAAGACCCTGACGACAATCGTGTCGTCAAAGTCCACGGCAATGGTCTTATCGAAGTGTTCCTGGATCTGGTCTTCGGTCATCGGTGAAGGATGTGCACCATCGGCTTAAGCTTGGCGTACACATCCCGGAGGACCAGCACGTCCGCCTCGCAGTGCTCGATGATCTTCTCATAGGAAGCACGGTCACCGTGGTCCGCATCGTCCCACGTGCGTGGGTCAAGCGGAGTCTTCTTGTTCTGGACACCGAAGTACTTCGACACATTGTCAAGGGACTTGCGGCCAATCGCAATCGACGAACCAGTCGCCTTGTACATAAGGTCGAGATGCATGCGTGGATTGTACGGCTTGAACCCGTGATACAGCATGCGCGAGTTGAGTACCGGTACGTCAAACAACTTAGAGTTCCAGCCAACGATCACGTCGTACTTGTCGAGCTCCTCGCAGTATGCCTTCACGAGCACGCTATCATCCTGCCAGTTCTTGCCAGGGTGGGTGTCGTGGCTAAGCGTGATCACATTGCCCAAGCTGTCAGCGATAGATCCACACAGCATACGGCGCCAGTTACTGAACGTCGTCTCGATGTCAAAGTAGGCGATGTCGATCCCGACAAACGGCGGGGTCTTTGCTGCCTTCTTCTGTGCTGGCAAGAGATCTTCTGGGATCCCCTCAGCATAGCGCTTATGGAACTTCTGTACCTGATCCTTGCTCA